GCAATAGCATAATTTAATTAAATAATATGGAAACAACAATTTTAATACTCATCGGATTAGTAGTTTTATTAATCCTAATAAACATAGCCTCAATATGGCTATCAAAAAAAGGTCTTACTAAAGACGAGAACAATAACATGATCCCGGACATCTTAGAGCATAAGTTTGCTCAAATGAAAAAAGATGTAGCTAGAAGAGTAGATCGTGTAGGAGAAGAGCTTAAAGACGTTACTAAAGCTATAAAAGAAGTAGGTAATCAAATCGGAGATGTTCCAAGCGCAATGCAAGGAAAAAACAGATCTGGTAAAAAATCTAAAAAAAGATGAATTACGTGCAAGACACTACTCTAGGGAAAATAACTGTAAACTATATTTATGTTGAATCTAAAGAGAATAGATGTGACTGATATAAAAGTTTATGCGCTAACTGCAGGAGCCTTGGCTACTTCAATGACTGACATTGATGTCGTGCTGAAAATTATTGCTACATTAGTTGCTATTGGATACACCCTACACAAATGGTATATAATGCATGGAAAGAATAAGTGAGCATGTATCGTATAAAGAAGGGGTTAAATCTAACACAGCAAGCAGACTAGGTATAGATAATACTCCAAATCCCTACGAGCTTTCTAACATGGGGATATTAGCTGATAATATTTTTGAACCCTTGAGAAAATGGGTAGGAGGGCCTATAAAGATTAATAGTTTTTTTAGATGTGAAGATTTAAACCGAGCTATTGGCGGAAGTTCCCGATCGCAACATTGCCAGGGTCGCGCGATAGATGTGGATGACACGTTTGGTCATAAAACCAATGCTGAGATGTTTTATTATGTTAAAAAAAATTTAAACTTTGATCAAATTATATGGGAGTTTGGAGATGACAATAATCCTGATTGGGTACATATAAGTTATATCTCTGATAGCGAAAATAGAGGACGAGCGTTAAAAGCTGTAAAAGAAAATGGCAAAACAAATTATAAAGTTATATGAGTAAAAAGAAAAAAAAGTTTGGGCAAACCACAGTAGGAAGGCTTTTAAAAGCATCGGTAGGACTTATTAATCCTACATTAGGAAAAATTATACAAGGAGACATGTCGGTAGAGCAAGTAGTCTCCTCCATAAAAAACTCCGACGCTCCCGCAGAAGATAGAATTAGAGCTCAGGAGATGGTGCTAGAAGCTTATGAAGCTGAAGTGGCAGATCGAGCCAGCGCTAGGCAGCGTGAAATGGCTGCATTAGCTGCCGGGTCTAACGACATCCTTTTTAAAACTGTGGGGTGGGGAATAACATTATGTTTTGTAGGTGTAGTGGCTGGTGCAATAGGTTTGTGGCAAGTACCCGAAGAGTCTCAAAGATTATTTGATATGGGCTTTGGAGCGGTAGTGGCTGCATTTACTCAAGTTATTGGATATTATTTTGGCTCTTCAGCAGGAAGTAAACATAAGACTAACATGATAAGCGGTGGCGAAAACAATCAATTATAGTTCTTATAAAACTAAGTCTAAAGTTAGAAGGCCTGGAGTTCATTCTAAAACTAAAACTTCTTCTTTAAAGTCTTCCAAGAACTACCGCAAACTTTATCGGGGACAAGGGCGTTAAATAATTTGTATCTTTATATTCAAATTAAATCTAATCTAATGGATATAAGGAAAATTTCTGTAGGTCCAGATTATAAGTCTGGCGCAATGCACTACTTGGTGGGTCAAGAAATTTTAAACGGTAAATATTTTATTCATCTTATTCAACACGTAGAGTCTTCAGGGTCCATAAAAATATGGATTCAACGAAAAGATGAAATTCTTTTATGGAAAGAATTTAACTCTCATATTCCTGTTTCTATAGAGTATAATATAAACTTTTAATGAAGTCACCTTTTTATTTTATAGTAAAACCAGTAGCGGGTAAAAGATATAACAATACTAAAAAAATTGCAGAGATAGACTTTATTACTAGCTCCTCGGAAGAGGACTATAAATTTTCTAACAGAGAAGCGCTAGTTCAACACTTGCCTCTAAATTATCAAGGAGATATAAGAATTTCTGATACACTTTTAGTTCATCATAATGTTTTCAAATACTATAATGATATGAGGGGTAGGCAAAAAAGTGGGAAAAGTTATTTCAAGGACGATTTGTTTTTTGTTGATAACGACCAGTTCTATATGTATAAACAAAAGGGCCAGTGGTTTAGCCATGATAGATATTGTTTTATAAAACCTTTAAAGACAAAAAAATCTTTTATCTTTAAAAGAGGACAAGAAGAACCTTTAATGGGGGAAATGAAATATCCTAATAAGTATTTAATTTCTCAAGGAGTAGAAAAAGGAGCGCACGTAAGTTTTAAACCAGAGAGTGAATATGAGTTTGAGGTTGATGGGGAAAAGCTGTATAGAATGTATGACCATCAAATAACTTTAATGCTATGAGTTCAGAATTATTAAAAGTACAAATAATAGAAGCCGGAAGAAAAGCAGTTGAGCAGCTTATTAAAGTGGCTAAAGAAAATATTATTAAACCAGACCCTGAGGATGAGTTAGCTGCAGATAGGTTAAAAAATGCAGCCGCTACTAAAAAGTTAGCAATTTTTGATGCGTTTGAAATATTAAATAAAATAGATGCAGAACAAGAAAATATAAACATGTCTGTTAATAATCAAAAGACAGACACAAAACAAGGCTTTGCAGAAAGAAGATCAAAATAAAATATATAGCACAGTTATAAATTATATACCCAGTGGTATTATAAAACGTAAAAACAAAGGACGCACTTGGTTTTATGGGTATAATCAGAAATATGACGTAGTAGTTATTTCAAAATCTGGAAAGATAGGTGAGGTGGTAGAAATAAACGGGCTACATATAGCTCTTCCGCTTATAGAAGGCAGCGGTTATAAAAGATCGGAGACAAAATCAAACCAGTATTGGGAGCGAAAACTTTTACCCAGAGAGCTCTCTAGAATATCTTCTATATTTCAATGGAATGAAATGCCTGCTGCATTTAAAAATAAATGGGTAGATTATATTGAGGGAGAGTTTGATAGGCGCGAATTAGGATATACTTTTTATAACAATGGAAAACCAACCTATATTACCGGAGCGCATTATATGTATTTGCAATGGACTACAATAGATGTAGGGTATCCAGATTTTAGGGAAGCTAATAGAATCTTTTTTATTTATTGGGAGGCTTGTAAAGCTGATAACAGATGTTTTGGTTTAGATTATTTAAAAATCAGACGATCTGGATTTTCTTTTATGGGTTCTTCTGAGTGTGTAAACACTGGAACTTTAGCTAAAGATGCAAGGGTAGGTATATTATCTAAAACTGGATCGGATGCTAAAAAAATGTTTACAGATAAAGTTGTACCTATAGCCAACAGGCTACCATTTTTTTTCAAACCGATACAAGATGGAATGGATAAGCCAAAAACAGAATTAGCTTTTAGAATTCCGGCTTCTAAAATTACTAAGAAAAACATGTATGACATAGCTGATGACGAGTTGTATGGCTTGGACACCACCATAGATTGGAAGAATACAGATGAGAACTCTTATGACGGGGAAAAGCTTTTGCTTTTAGTACATGATGAAAGCGGTAAGTGGTTAAAGCCCAATAACATTTTAAACAATTGGCGAGTAACCAAGACGTGTTTAAGACTCGGAAGTAAAATTATTGGGAAATGCATGATGGGATCTACGTCTAATGCATTAAGTAAACGAGGGGCTAATTTTAAAAAATTATTTGAAGATTCAGATGTAAGCACAAGAAACTCTAACGGGCAAACAAAAAGCGGCATGTATTCTTTGTTTATTCCTATGGAGTGGAACATGGAAGGATTTATTGATAGGTACGGGATGCCTGTTTTTTATAGACCCGAAAAACCTGTCTTAGGCGTCGATGGAGAAATGATTACTAATGGGGCTATAGACTATTGGCAAGCTGAAGTAGACTCATTAAAAAAAGATCCTGATGCTTTAAATGAATATTACCGTCAGTTTCCCCGAAGCGTATCTCATGCGTTTAGGGACGAAAGTAAATCCTCTCTATTTAATCTAAGTAAAATATATCAACAGATTGACTATAATGATTCTTTAATAATGGGTCAGCACGTAACAACCGGGAGATTTTATTGGAAAGACGGAGTAAAAGATACAGAGGTTATATTTAGCCCCGACCCCAAAGGAAGGTTTAAAGTTTCGTGGACGCCCAACAAATCGCTAACCAATAAAAAACAAAACAGAAACGGAACTTATTTTCCGGTAAATGAACATATCGGGGCTTTTGGTTGTGACTCTTATGATATATCGGGCACTGTAGGCGGCAGAGGATCTAATGGAGCTTTGCATGGATTAACTAAGTTTAGCATGGAACAGGCTCCAAGCAGTGAGTTTTTTCTAGAATATGTTGCTAGGCCGCAGACTGCCGAGATATTTTTTGAAGAAGTCTTAATGGCCTGTGTGTTTTACAGCATGCCGATCTTAGTGGAAAACAACAAGCCTAGACTTTTATATCATTTCAAAAACCGTGGTTATCGAGGCTTTAGCATGAACCGTCCCGATAGACATTTCAATAAACTTTCAAAAGCTGAAAAAGAGTTAGGAGGAATTCCTAATACTTCCGAAGATGTAAAGCAATCTCATGCGGCGGCCATTGAGTCCTATATAGAAAAACATGTAGGTTTAGATATGGAAGGAACTTATAGAGCGGCTAATAATATGGGATCTATGTATTTTATGAGAACCCTAGAAGAGTGGTCGAGATTTGATATTAACAACCGAACGCATTTTGATGCTAGTATTAGCTCGGGTTTAGCGATAATGGCTAATCAAAAAAACCTTTATTTACCCGAGCAAAAACAAACCAAAATAAATCTTAACTTTGCAAGATATGGTAAC